ACAAGGTCATTGCTGACGGCCTGGCCGCCGGCAAGCTGACCCCGGCGACCGAAGCCTGGGCACGCGATCTCGGCAAGTCGAATCTGGCGCAGCTGTCGGCCTTCATTACTGCCGCGCCGGTGGTTGTTGCACCGAACACCACCCAGACCAACGGTCAGGGCGATGCCGGCAAGACAACTGCGGTGCTGACCGCTGAGCAAAAAACCGTGGCCGCCGCCCTTGGCCTCACCCTCGAACAATACGCAACTGGCGCAAAGGAGGCTTAAACCATGGCCGCTCTCACCTCTTCACGCAACACCAAGGGTCGCCTCGGCGAGGTCTTCGACTTCCCGATCAAGGCGAATACCACCTGCTTTCAGGGCAGCCTCGTTGTGCTCGATGCCGGCTATGCCGCACCGGGTCGCGTCGCGGTTGGCTTGATCGCCGTCGGCGTGGCGCAGGAAACCGCAGCGGCGGTGGCGGCTGGCGATGCCAGTGCGCGCGTCGAGCGCGGCGTTTTCAAGTTCGGCAACTCAACGGCCGGCGATCTGATCGCCCAGGCCAACGTCGGTGCCGATTGCTTCATCGTCGATGACCAGACAGTGGCCTTGACCAACGGTGGCGCCACGCGCTCGCGGGCCGGCAAGATTTCTGCCGTCGATGCCGATGGCGTCTGGGTGCAAATCGGCCTCGGCCTGTAAGCCTTCACTTTTACGGAGATTCAAAATGCTTATTACAGCAGCTTCACTGGTTGCCCTGCAGCAGGGTTTTAACGCGGCCTTCCTGCAAGGCTTTGGCTCGACGAAGCCGAGCTGGGATCTGGTCGCCATGCGCGTGCCGTCCACCGCCGATATTGAAAACTACGGCTGGATGAAGGAACTGCCCGGCATGCGCGAATGGGTTGGCCAGCGCGTCGTGCACAACCTTGAGGCGTCGGGCGCTCAGCTCAAAAACAAGAATTATGAGCACACCATCGGCGTTGACCGCAACAACATCGAAGACGACAAGCTGGGTATTTTTGCCCCGATGTTCTCGATGCAGGGTGAGATTGTCGCCCGTCATCCGGACGAGCTGGTCTGGGGTCTGCTACCGACCGGCTTTGCGATCAAGGGTTTTGACGGCCAGTACTTCTTCGACACCGATCACGTCGGCTACACCGATAAGGGCGTCGAGACCTCCTGGAGCAACACCGGCGGTGGTGCTGGCGCGCCGTGGTTCCTGATGGACCTCTCGCGCCAGTTCATGAAGCCGCTGATCTTCCAGGATCGCCGCAAGGCCGAGTTCGTCAGCCTGAACAAGAACGATGACATCAACGTCTTCATGGATCGCAAGTTCCTGTTCGGGGTCGATGCCCGCCACGTCGCCGGCTTTGGCTTCCACCAGCTGGCCTACGGTTCCAAGGCAACGATTGATGCCGCCTCCTTCACGGCTGGGCGTCTGGCGCTGGAGACCCAGCGCCGTCCGGATGGTTCGCCGTTGCCGGTGCAGGTCACGCACCTGGTGTGCGGCCCGAGCCGCCGCGCTGAAGCCGAAGCGGTGCTGATGAAGGAATACCTGGCCGCTGGGGAGAGCAACACCAACTACAAGGCGGTCAACCTGATCGTCAATCCCTGGCTCGGCTAAGCGCCAAACGTTCAGCCCCAGCCCCTTCCCCGGAGGGGGCTTTACTGAGCGTTTGCCAAACCACAAGGAACCGTCATGGCCACCAAGCCCAAATCACCCGCAAAACCCAAGCAGCCGACCCAGAATACTTCAGCAGCCGCAGTGCCGGGCAACAGTGCTGATGTTATGGCAAAGGAGGCGGTGCAAGCCGCCTCCCCAGTCATCGCATCACTAGCCGGCCATACCTCCAGTGATGAGGCCCAGGTGTCTCCCCCTGTGGGGGCAGCCAAGGCGCTGATTGTGTCGGCCAAGGCCGAAGGTTTCCGCCGTGCCGGCCGGCGCTGGACGGTCGAGGCGCAGACCGTCGATATCGACGACTTCTCCCAGGAACAAATCGAAGCGCTGCTCGGCGAGCCGATGCTTGACGTTGTGGTGGTGGCTGAGTGAGCTACGCCACCCCGGCCGACATGAATGCCCAGTTCGGCGAGCGCGAGGTGATTGCGCTCACCGACCGGGACAACCTCGGCTATCTCGATACGACTGTGCTGCAAGGGGCGCTGGACAATGCAAGCGAAGAGATCGATGCTTATCTTGTTGGCCGGTATGTCGTTCCGCTTCTCGTTGTTTCCAAGCTCTTGGTCACCTACTGCTGTGACATTGCGCGTTATCGACTCTCAGGAGCGCAGGTCACCGAAGTGGACGTCGTGCGCAATCGCTACAAAGACGCGCTGCGTTTTCTTGAGGCGGTACGGGACGGCAAGATCGATCTCGGTGCGGATGTCGCGGCGGCGACTGATGCGGCCACCCAGAACCTGGTCTATTACACCGACGGCTCCCGGCTGTTCTCGCGGGCCAATCGCTAACTAACGAAAGAAAGCAAAAATGATTAAAGGTGAATTTGATTTTGAAGCGTGGTTCGACAGTCTGGCGATGATGGTGATGGAAAAGTCCGGCGTCGATTTTCGAGATGAAGACTCTGTCCGCGACGATTACGAAGCGGGCAGAAACTGCGCTGATGTCGCCGACGAAATTGCTGCCGAATACAACGACTAGCTTGGGTAAGCCATGCTGATCTTTGCCCAGCTCGAAGACGCGGTGATCAACCGCGTTAAAACCGCCAGCGACAGTAACGCGCTCGGTTATCGGCTGGCCAGCATCGCCAGTTACGGCGGCGAGTTCGACGATGAAACGTTTTTTACCCAGGTGCGCAGCTTTCCGGCGGTTTGGGTCACGGTCGGCGGCGACAAGCCGAAGAAGATCTCGGCCAAGGTGTGGGAATGCAATCTCACGCTGGCGGTGATGGTCGGCACGCGCAACGTGCGCGGCGAGCGCTTTACCCGGCAAGGGGCGGTTGGCGAGGTCGGCAGCTACCAGCTGGCGCAGGACGTGCGCGACCTGCTCACCGGGCAGGATTTTGACCGGATGGTGTCCGGCCTCGATGTCGGCCCGCTGCGCACGCTGTTCAACACCAAACAAGGCAACCAGGCGCGCTCGGTGCTGGCACTGGAATTTGCCTGCCGCTACACCTACCGCACGCCCGAGCCGGTAGAAGATGATCTGCACGGCATCAACCTGCGTTACTACCTCAAGCCGGGTGACGATGTCGTAGATGCTACCGACGAGGTAACGCTGCAGGGCTGAAGCCCTTCATGGCCGGTTGAGTCGCGCGCGCGGGGAACAATGCCCGTGTAATGCAAATCAACCCTCCTTGAGGAGTCACCCATGCTCGTTCTCGCCGCTCCCGGCATTAAAGTCCCGCAGGAAGAAAAGCCGCGCGACTACATCACCGATACTCCGCCGGAAGGCGAGGCCGGTTTCACGGTGCCCGACACCGCCTATTACCTGCGCCGCCTGTCTGACGGTGACCTGATTGAGGTTGCCGCGCCCGCCAAGCCCAAGAAGGGCGGTGCGTAATGGCCTCGAAGAATATTGCCTTTAACCAGATCGGCGCCAGTATCCGCAAGCCTGGCAAGTATGCCGAGTTCAATACCGCGCTGGCCGTGCGCACGTTGCCCGGCAATCTGCAGCGCACCCTGATTGTTGGTCAGCGCCTGGCCGCTGGCACCATTGCTGCCAATACGGTGGTTGATGTGTTCTCCGACGTCGAAGCGGCCACCTATTTTGGCCGTGGCTCTATCGCTCACCTGATGGTGCGTGCCGCGTTACAAGCTAATCCCTACTTGTCGCTGCAAGTAATTGCGGTAGATGACGCTGGTGCTGGCGTGCTGGCTGCGGGCACGCTTACCTTGGTCGGTAACGCCTCCGGTGCCGGGGTGCTCGCCGTGCAGGTGGGTGGTGTGCAGGCGCAGATTGCCGTTGCCGCAGGCGATACGCCCACCGTCATGGCTGCTGCCCTCAAGGCCCAGTTTGACGCGCAGCCCGATTTGCCGCTAACAGCTACCGCCGCCCTTGGTGTTGTCACGCTCACGGCTAAGCATAAAGGTACGCTGGGCAATGGCATTCGTTTGGCCGCAAGCATGACGGCTCCTGGTGTCGCCGCGACGTTGGTCGGGATGGCTGGTGGCGCGACAGACCCAGCGATTGACGCCGCGCTTGCGGTAGTGTTTGCCGGTGGTCATAACATCATCGTTATTGCCTGGAACGACACGCCAAACCTGACCGCGCTGCGCACGCACCTCGATGCCGTTTCCGGCCCGTTGGAAAAACGCGGCTGCATCGGCATTGCCGCACACACCGGCACGCTCGGGGCAGCAACCACGCTGGCGCCGACGATCAACTCAGGGCGTATTTCAATGCTTTTTCTGCCCGGCTCGTATCATGAAAGATACCAGGTGGCAGCGGCTTATGGCGCAGTGGTGGCGTTTGAAGAAGACCCGGCGCGCCCGCTGAATACCCTGGGGTTGACCGGCATCTCGGCACCGCCCCTGGCTAACCGCCTGAGCCGTACCGAGCAGGAAAACTGCCTCTATAACGGCGTGACGCCGTCCGAGGTGGGCCCCGGTGAGGTGGTGCAGATCGTCCGCGCCATTACCACCTACACCAAGGATGCCGGCGGCACGCCGGACATCTCGCTGCTCGATCTGACGACGATCCGTACCCTCGACTATGCCCGCAAGGCATGGGTCGACCGCATCAGCCTGCGCTTCCCGCGTTCCAAGAAATCGGCCCGCGTTAAAAAGCAGGTGCGCGAGGAACTGCTCGACGTGGCCTACAAGCTGCAGGATCTGGAGATTCTGGAGAACGTCGAGGAAAACGAGGACGGCTTCATCATCGAGGACGATCTACAAGACCCGAACCGCCTCGATTGCCGCATCCCCGCCGATGTCGTCAATGGCCTGCACGTCGTGGCCATGCGTATTGATTTGCTGCTGTAAGGAGGCTGACCCATGTCTGAAGAATTTGTAGGTGCCGTCGTTCTCGAATGGGATGGCCGCGAAATTGAGTGTGCGTCGGTGAGTTCCGATATCTCGACCGGTAAGCGCCTGGTCAAGACCATGAACCGTAAGGCCCGCGCCAAGGGGCACGCGCTCGGCATCCCCGACTTCAAACTTTCCGTTGAGGTGCCGATCCCGACCGATGGCAGCGAGCCGGACTGGTTGTCGATCGAGAATGCCAAGCTGACCATCGTGCCGATTGATGGCGTCGGCAAGCGCGAAGTGTTCACCGGCTGTGAAGTCGAAACGCTGTCGAGCAAGTATCAGGTGGAAGGCGCTGCCATGCGCACGCTGACCATTACCGCCCTTGATCGCAAGGTGCAGTAATGAGCGGCATTCGTGAGGAAGGTTCGCTGGATTACGGCGTCGGCTTCAATGATGAGGTGCATTGCAGCTTCACGCTGCGCCCGGCAACGCTGGCGGATACTTATGCCGCTGCGGCTGCCGTGTCTATCCCCGACAATATCGGCGAGGATAAGCCGGCCAGTGTGGCGTATCAGATGGCGGTGGATGATGCCTTGATCCTCTGCCAGATCGAGCAGCTCGGCACGCTTAACCCGGTGCCGTCGGTGCAGGCCCTGGTGGTTGCGGTCGACCCCGACGACATGGCGATTTTTCGTCAGGCTGCCGCCAACCTTAAAAAAAAGTTGCGGCTGTCGAGGCCCGGCTTTCCCCCTATCGTCGAGCCGAATACATCCTCGTTCGCGCCGGCTTTGCCCTGAGTGATATCCGCCTCGCCTCCCACGGCGAGGTGGAAAGCTGGCTGCGGGTGATCCGCGAAGCGGCACCGAAAGCGCCCGAGCGGCCGGGGGCTAAACCGGAGCCAGTGCGCAAGCTCTCCAAGCGCTTCCTGGAACAGCAGCAGAAAGGTAAGAAATAATGTCTGGCGATCTGGCCGTCTCCCTTGCGCTAAAACTCAACGACCAGGGCAGCGGCCCGGCGACGCAGGCGTTTAATAAAGTAAAGCAGGGCATGAAAGAGGTGGGCGAAGTAGCCAAGACATCCTCTGCGGCCGCCGTGACTGCTTTCCAAAAGCTGGCCACCTCGCGCGAAATCCTCGGTATTCGCTCCGAGAAGGCGATCCAAAACGAAATCAGGCAGACCGAAGCGGCCTACAAGCGCATGGCGGATGCCGGCATTGCTGGCGCTCGCGAGCTGGGGCGTGCGCAGGATGCGATGAAGAGCAAGGTGGCCGCGTTACGTCAGGAGATGGAGGGTGTTAAAACCTCGGCTGGCGGGATGCACAAGGCCGTGGGTGTGGCGATGGGTGTGGCTGGGGCGTATCAGGCAGGCAAGATGGTGTTGTCGGGGCCGGTCAAGCAAACGATGGGCTACAGTATGGAGCTGGCGCACGCCTCCAACACCATGTTTGCCGGGCAATCGGTCGCTGCGCGGATCGCGGCCAAGGGGCAGATTAATGATGCGGTGATGGAGGGCGTACGCGCCGCTAAGGGCGGTGTTACCCGCGAAGATGCGCTGGCTGGTGTAAAAACCATTGGTGCTTCAGGTGTGTTTGGCGATGATCCTCGCGCTGCATTCAATATGCTGCCGATACTGACCAAGGCTGCGGCGGCGAACGACTCCAATGTGACTGACATGGCAAACATCGCCATTAAAGCCAAGCAAACGATGGGTCTGACGAACACCAGCCGCGTGCTGGATATGGCTGCCCAGGGCGGCATTGAAGGTCAGTTCGAGTTGCGCGACATGGCCAAGTGGTTGCCTCAGCAAATGGCCTACTCGAAGCGCACCGGTCTGCGTGGCGAGTCTGGTTTTGCGACCTTGGTTGCTGCGAATCAGATAGCGATGAATACCGCCGGATCAACCGATGAGGCGGGTAATAACGTCAAAAACCTGTTGTCCAAGGTCAATAGCACGGACACCGCTAACGACGCCAAAAAGCTGAAGATTGATCTTTCTGGTTCGCTGGCGGCTGCGCAGGCCAAGGGCGTCGGGGGGCTTGATGCTTTCCTGAACCTGACGGATCAGGTCGCCGCAAAAGACTCGCGCCTGGTTAAATTGCGCGAACAGGCCAAGGGCGCAAAGGGCGACGATCTTCGCGCCAACCTGGCTGCGCAGGCGGGCATACTCGAAGGTTCCGCCATTGGCAAGATCGTTCAGGATCAGCAGGCGATGTCTGCGCTGGTGGCACTGTTGAATGGTCGCCAAAAGTTCAACGAGATCCGCGACAAGACGCTGACCGCCAATGGCACCAATGATGATCTGCTGAAAGTCATTGCTGATGAGCCGGGGGCCAAGGCGCAACTCGCTGCAGCCGAAGCGGCCAATAACATGCAGACAGCGCTGAGCAAGGTTAACCCACTGCTCGGAGCGGCCGCCGATGTGTTTAGCAAACTATCGCAGGACTTCCCGGTGTTGGCTGCCGCCGTGACCGGTTCCGCGCTGGCCACCACTGCGCTGGCCGCGTCAGCGACAGCAGCCAGTGTGGCCTTGATGATGGTGGCCGGTGCCGGCGGAGCGGGTGGTGGATTGCCCGGCGCTGCTGGTAAAGCGCTCGGCTTTGCCGGCAAGGCAACCGGGGTGCTGGGTGCGTTCGGGGCGGGGTATGGTATCGGCTCGTTTTTGAACGACGGTATCAATAAGGGCACCCAGTTTATGACCGGCGACCCGACGCAGTCGCTCGGCGGGCTGGTCTATGACATGACGCACGGCGACGAGCTGAAGAAGAACAACAGCACGATGCCCAGCGGCGGCGGCATGAACTTTCAGAACAGCCAGCAGCCCTTGCGCATTGAGAACAAGATCATTATGGATCGTCAGGTCGTCGCCGAGTCAACCAATCTTGTGAATGCGCGCACCGCCAGTCGGCACTAGGAGGTTGTCAAGTGAGCCTAAATCAACACATTTCACCCCAGGCTGCCGCCAAGGCGCTGGTCACGGCCTGGTGCAGCGGACAGCCGCTGAGCGAAGCGCAAATTGCCGAAATGCTGCGCGCTGGTTTGATTGAGCGTATTGGCGGTGGCTGGCAGTTGAGCTATGAGGGCGGCGTGGTTAAGGCGCGGTCGGTGTAACGATGGATCTTGTATTGCCACTGAATCGCGACATTGACCGCTGTGATATGCGGGGTTTTGGAGATTTAGATGGCATGCGATAAGCACAAGAAAGACCCAGTGAAGGGATACAACGAATGCCCTGGCTGTGAGATTGAGCAACTGCGGCTTGCCGAAGAAGGAGCGAAGGAAGCCTTCGGCCATGTCGTGCAGCAGAAGCGCGACTTGGAAGCGGAGTGCAAGAGACTGCGCGGACTGCTTGATGGCGCATACGACACCATCAGGCGACAGGCAGCGACGCATAACGCAAAATAGCCACAGCTAGGGGCTGAAGCCCTTCATGCCCAACCCCCTCACGCGCGCGCGTGAGAATGGCCGCCATGGCTTGGGCAGATACTCTTCTCGATTGCAGTTTCCGCGGTGTGGCGCTCGATGTCGTCGGCACCAAGGATGCTTACGGCCGCGCGTTGGCGGTGGCCGAGGTGCCGTATGTTTCCGGCGGCATCACTGAAGACCTCGGCGGGCGCCCGGTGCGTTACTCGCTGCAGGTGGTGTTTTTCGGCGCGGATTACGAAGACCGGCTGTTTCAGGCGCTGGAGGCGTTCAATACCTTTGGCCCCGGCGAGCTGGTGCACCCAATTATCGGTGTCATCAAGGCCGCTCAGTGCGTCAGTTTTGAGGTCACCCATGCTGCGCCGGAGCCGGATGCGTGCACCGTGCAGGTGGAATTCGTCGAGTCCGGCGAGCCGGTGGTTTTCTGGCGCGAGGCCGGTGCCGACGACGTGCAGTTTGAGATTGGCGCGCTGGGCGATACGGCGCTCGACCAAATCGCCGGCAGCCTGGCTGAGGCCGTGCAAGCCTTGCGCGATGCCTTGCCGCTGGCCGAGTTCGACGCCCTGCGCCAATCCATGCTCGGGCCGCTGCTCTACTTTAGCAGCCAGGTGCAGGGGGTGATTACCTCCGGTCTTGAGGTGATGGATTACCCGCGTGCCTGGGTGAGCGACATTGCCGCACTGTCGAATGGCGTGCTGAGCATTATCAGCACCCCGGGCCTCGTGATGGATGAATGGCGGGCGATTGTCGGTGTGCTGCAAAACATTGGCGCGCAGTGGGGCTTTGGTAGTTCTTCAGGCGGCTATTCGTGGCCCGCTACCAGCCCGGCGCTGCCCGGCAGTGTGCCGACTGAGGCGCAGGCCCAACTCACGGTGCGTGCTTATCTGTCGGTGAATAATGCCTCGGCGCAAGCTGATGCCGCCGCCAGCCTGCTGGCCAGTGAAGCGGCTGCCCCGACGTTATCCCCGGCCGAGATTGAAACCGTGACCGCTGCGGCACGCGATGAAATCAACGCGGCGATTGCTGCCGTGCGTGCTGCCTTGCCGCTGGAGAAAGCGCGGGCGATTACCGAGCCGTTAAAAGAATTGGCGCTGGCGTTACAAAAAGCGGCGCTGGCCATTATCGAGCGCCGGCCCCCTTTGATTTATCGCACGCTCGATGGTGCCGGCAATCTGCGCCTGATCGCCCACCTCTGGTACGGCGATCACACCCGCGCACCGGAGCTGGCCCGCCTCAACAACCTGCGCTTGCCAAATGCGCTGAGCAAGGGGGACGTGCTGCGTGGCTACGCCCAATAATTCCGATAGCGCCGTCAGGCTCTTCATTGACGGCCAGGTGCACGCCGAGTGGGAGTCCTATGAGGTCGATTCTGACCTGCTGATTCCCGCCGATGCTTGGCGTGTGACCTTGTCCTTGGGCGATGCGATCTTGCCGGCGGCGATTGTGCCGGGCAAATTGTTCGAGCTGAAGGTGGGCGAAGACAAGGTAATGGTCGGCCGGATTGATGAGGTGGGTTGCGATGTCGCTAAAGATGGCGCGCATTTTGATATCAGCGGGCGCGATGGCGCGGCGGTGCTGCTCGATTGCTCGACGCCGATCGCCACCAAGCAACTGGCCACGCTGGATGAAATTGTCGCGATGATCACGCGTGAGCTGGGCATCACCCAGCACGAGATTCGCGGGGCCAGCCGCACCAAGGAAAAGATCAACGTCGAGCCAGGTGAAAACGCCTGGGAAACGCTGACTAACGCCGCCGAAGCGAATGGCTTGTGGCCGTGGTTTGAACCGGATGGCACGCTGGTTATCGGCGGGCCGGATTACACCGCGCCACCAGTGGCCACGCTGATACTGGAGCGCCACGGGCGCGGCAACAACGTTTTGCGCCTGTCGCAGCACACCTCAATTCAAGGGCGCTATTCAAAAATGACGGTGCTTGGGCAAAAGCCCGGTACCAGCCGCGAATCCGGCAAGCACGGCTTGATGGCGACGGAGACGGACAAGGGCGTCAGCTGGCATCGCCCGAAGATTGTCTTTGACTACGAGGCCGATTCCGAAGCCGTCTGCCGTACCCGTGCCCGCAAGTTGCTTTCAGACAGCCGGCTCAAGGGTTATTCGCTGATTGCCCAGGTGCAGGGGCACCGCATTGTGGCCGATGGTCGCCCGAGTGACGGTTGGCTGTGGAAGCCGGGGCAGCGCGTACGTGTGATCTGTCCGCAAATGGGCATCAACGGCACCTATTTTCTGATGGCGCGCAAGTTCTCTGGGGGTCGCAACTCGGGGCCGCGTACCCAGCTGACGCTCAAGGAAGACAAAACGTGGGTGCTCGATGCCCACCCGCATAAGAAGAATTACCGCCTGGGCAAGAATGCTGCGCCGCTGCAGGTGCTTGATACCAGCAAGGGAGCTGGCCAGAAATGATCGCCGAAATCGACGCGCGCATTAAGCGCTACGCGAACACCATCCGCCAAGCCTTCCGTGGCGTACTGACCTTGGTCAAAGCCGCTGGCAACGTGCAACTGGTGCAGGTCGATGGCCTCGCGGGCGAGCAGCTGCAGGACAACGAACTGTTCCAGCACTACGGCTACACCAGCAACCCGCCGCCCGGCACCATGGCCATCGTGCTGCCGATCGGCGGCAAGACGGCGCATGGCATCATCATCGCCACCGAGCACGGCAGTTACCGGCTGAAGAATCTGGCCTCGGGTGAAGTGGCACTCTACAGCGACGAAGGCGACAGCGTCATTCTCAAGCGTGGACGCTTGATCGAAGCCACCACCCACACCTTCCGCCTTAATACCCAGGTGATGGAGGTCAACGCCACCACCAAGATTGATTTCAACACGCCGATGGTGACCTGCAGCCAACAGGCCACGGTGCAGCAGCGCCTGACCGGCAATGGCTCGCTGACCATCACGAACGCTAGCGGCACCGGCGGGTCATCGTCGTTTTCTGGGCCGATCACCCAGACCGACGGCGGCTATACCACCGATAGCGATGTCGTGGCCAGCGGTACGCATCTGCATAGCCACGTCCATACGGGCGTACAGGCTGGCGGTAGCAATACGGGCTTGCCGACATGAGCGACGCCCTGATCAGCTCCGTTACCGGCGACTACGTTTTAACGGCCGGCACGCCCGATCGAGATCCTGCCGGTGGTCTCGGTAACGCGGTCTATCTGCGCCTGATGACGCCGCTTGGCAGTTACTGGGCCGATGCCACCTTGGGCAGCCGCCTACATGAGATTCAGCGCGAGAAGGATCTGGCTCGCGTCGAGATCCTCGCCCGCCAGTACGCCCAGCAGGCACTGGCGCCGATTCTCGCCGATGGCCGTGCCCGGTCGATCGACATTGCGATCGAGCGGACCAAGCTGAGCGCCGGTGGTAGCCGCCTCAATCTGTTAATCGAGGTCACCGATGCCGCCGGCAATCGGCTGTCCTTCACTCACCCGGTCAAGGTCATTTAATGTCATTCAACACCCCAGACTATCAGGCCATCCGCGACGCCCTCCTGCGCGATATCGCCAACCAGGTACCGGCCGCCAACGTGGCCAGCGACGGCGATTTTGCGATTCGCGCCAACGCCACCGGCGCCGCGATCGAAGGGCTTTACCAGCATCAACAGTGGATCATCCGCCAGTTGTTCCCGGATACGGCCGATGCCGATTACCTTGAGAAGCACGCCGGTCTACGGGGTTTGACGCGTAAAGCGGCCACGGCGGCCAGCGGCACGATTACCTTCAGTGGCGCACCAGGCAGTGCCGTAACGCTGGGTACGGAGGCCAAAACCACGGCGGGCGTGTCGTTTGTAACGACAATAGCCGGCACGATTGGCGCGGGGGGGTCGGTGAGCCTTGGTGCCAGTGCGTCACTCCCCGGCAGCGCCGGCAACCAGACCGCTGCGGCGGCGCTTGCTTTGACCTCGGCGCCGGCCGGCGTGCTGTCTGCTGCCACCATCGGCACCATGACCGGCGGGACCGACCTCGAAACCGATGCGGCCTTGCTGGCCCGGTTGCTCTTTCTGCTGCGCAACCCGCCCTGCGGCGGCGCTGCGCACGACTATTACAGCTGGGCGCTGGCGGTGGCTGGCGTAACGGCAGCTTATGTTTTTCCGAACCGGCGCGGCCTTGGTACCACGGATGTCATCATTCTGACCACCGGCGGCATTCCCGGTGCGCCGCTGGTCGCTGCTGTGCAGGCCACTATCGACACCGTGCGCCCGGTGCAGGCTGATTTTCTGGCAATGGCGCCGACGGCGGCTACGGTCAACATCGCTGCCGCGCTCACGCTGGCGCCGGGCTATACGCTGGTTTCTGTCGGGGCGGCGCTGACTGCGGCGCTCACCGCTTATTTCGCCAGCCTGAAGCCGGGTGATACGGCTTACCTGAACCGCATTCGCGCCATCATTTCCGATACCGCCGGCGTCGTCGATTTCAACCTGACTGCCCCAGTGGCCAATACGGTCGCCCTGGTCGATACAACGCATTCACAGCTCGCGGTGCTTGGCACCACGGTCTGGTCCTGATCATGCACGCCGATCTCCTCAAACGCCTGCTGCCTCTGGCTATCAGCCCGCATGGCCCGGTAATCGGCACAGAGTTGCTGGCCGAAGGGGTGGCGCTTGATGCAGCGCAGTGGTCGTCAGACGCGATAATCGACGAGGCCGACCCGCACACGACGGCAGCGATGCTGGCCGATTGGGAGCGGGTGTATGGCTTGCCCGAGCCCTTTTTGCCGGCCCGCACGCTGGCCCTTGACCCCGGTTTGTATGCCGTTACGGTCGATGATATTGCCGCGTTTTCTCAGCCGGAGGTGACCACCTATATCGATGCAGGCGGCCAGCTGCGCTACGCCTCGCCGAACACGCCGCGATTCGATTATGACCTGGTGACTCATGAGGCGCGGGGGGTGTTGATTGAGGCGGCAGCGACGAATTCCATACGGAATAACTCGATGCTAGGCGCAGCGGTTGGTTCACCAGGATCACTGCCGACAAACTGGGGCGTCAGTATGCCATCTGGTATTTCGGCGTCAGTTATCGAGGTGGGAGGTGATGCCGGAATTGATTACGTCGATATCCGCTTTTATGGTGCGTCGTCAGCTGCTGGAACTTTGCGCGTTTACCCAGAATATGGCGTTGGTGCAGCGGGGGTTGCCGCGACAAGCGGCGAAACGTGGACCTGTTCTTTCTTTACGCGACTGATCAGCGGTTCGTTTACAAATATATTTAATCCGGGTGTCTTGATCGAGGAATTCAATGGTGCTGGAGCCTACGTAACCGGCGGCGGGGCTACCGTTCCTTTGCCATCTTCGCTTGCTCTTAATCAGCAAAGAGTTTCGGCGACGCGGCTATTGAGTGGCGGAGTAACGGTGACGAATATCCGCCCGTGGTTTGGCCTCAGTGTTAATAACGGGGTCTCAATCGATGTGACATTGCGTATTGGTATGCCTCAACTCGAAAAAACGTCAGCGCCTAGCTCTGTTATTAAAACTGCTCTAGCCGCTGTCACCCGCCCCGCCGACATCTGCTCGATTTTTGATCGTTTGAGCCCCCCGGAGCGCGTCGCGGCGCTGGTCGCCAAAGTCCTGATGCAGGGGGGACAGAGCCGCGCCTTCTTCATTGCCCTGGCTGCGGCTCTTGGTTACACGATCACGATTACCGAACTGACCCCCCAAACCACCGAATTTGATACCGAGGCGGCGGTAGCCGATGACCAGTATCGCTTTATCTGGCAGGTCAATTCCGCGCTTTACGCGCTGCGCGAGCTGACCACCGAGTCCGGCACGGAAATGCCCACGGCGGTCTGGGATAACGGACTGCTTGAGGTCGTCATCAACCGCTACAAACCGGCCCATACGCTGGCCCTTTTCGCTTACTCATAGGAGGCTCCATGCAACGAGTCAAACGCAGTACCGCCGTCGCGGCGCTCCCGGCCATGCCAGCCGGCGGGTCTCCCGGCTATTTTGCCAGCCCGAACCCCGGTGGTGGCGTACCGGCGACGATCCCCGGATACGAGTGGTTCAACAGTGTCCAGGAGGAGCTTTGCGGCCTGGTGACCGCCGCTGGGCTCGCTCTCGATATAAACGATTCAGCACAGCTGTTGACTGCCCTCGTTAAGCGAGGCCTGCAAGGGAGTTATTTCAACATCGCGGCGGCGACTGGCACGGCAGACGCCATCACCGGGGCCTTCGCGCCGGCGATCGCCGCGCTGACCAACGGCATGACGCTGTGTATCCGCGCGGGGTCGGCTAATGCGACGTCTACACCGACATTCAAGGCCGACGGAACAACAGCAAAAACTATTGTCAAAGGCAACAATCTGCCCCTGGTCGCCGGCGATATCGCCGGTGCCGGCCACTGGGTTGAGTTGTGCTACGACTTGGCGCTGGATAAGTGGGTGATTGCCAACCCGGCGAAGGGGGTTTCGGGCGGAGAAAAGCAAATCCAGTCGGTCTCGGCGACCGTGGCGGCAAATGCGCTGACGCTGGGCCTGAACCCGACGACGCTTGATTTTCGCGCGGCGTCACTGACTAACGGCGTACCGAATACCCGCACGGTGGCCGCTGCGCTGTCGCTGGTGGTCCCATCGGGCGCCACGCTCGGCACCACCGCCGCGATCACCTACCGGCTGGTGCTGCTGGCCATCGACAACGCAGGAACCGTTGAGCTGGCCGTCGTCAATCTGGCTGGCGGGGTCAATCTTGATGAGACGACGCTGATCAGCACGACGGCAATCGACGCGGCGTCAGATAGCGCGGGCGTCATCTACTCAACGGTGGCGCGCGCCTCGGTGCCGTTCCGGGTGGTCGGAATGATCGATATTGCGGAGACTGTGGCCGGTACCTGGGCGACCGCGCCGACGACGATTCAAGGTCATGGCGGGCAGGCGCTTGCTGCATTACAGTCGCTTGGCTTTGGCCAGACGCAACAGGTATTGACGGGATCACGATCTCTCGGAACAACCTACTACAACACGACGGGCAGGCCAATCTGGATTGAGGTCTATGCGTTCCTCGGCGCGACTCAGGTGGTGCAGCTGATCAAAAATGGCGTGACAGTGCAAAACGTCGGCAACAACACCACCACATCAACCAATTACGCGGTGTCGACGATTGTCCTGCCTGGGCAGTCCTACAGCGTAACGGCGTCTGGTGGCCCTTCATACGTTTGGACTGAAACGAGGTAATAAAAAATGCAATCATATAAAGATGCCGGAAACAAAGTTCACGTTCTGGATTCACCGGACTTTGCGCACCTCCTCCCCGCCGGATGCGTCGAAATCACCGAGGCGGAAGCGGCTGCCTTAAATACCCCCTCGCTGGTGGAGGCCAGGGCTACGACGTGGGAGGCCATCAAGGCCGACCGTGACCGCCTCCGCTTCGAAGGTGGTGTTCAAGTCGCCGGCCTGTGGTTCCTGACCACAGCGCAAGCGACCAGCGAATACAGCGCCCTGGTACTTCTCGGCGCCGGCCTGCCGGGGGCAACGATACTGCGGGCCGACTGGCGCACGATGGACGATACGCTGGTCGACATGACACCTGATCTCGCCCGACAAATCCTCGCCGCCGGATTTGCTCAGGTCGCCGCCATTGATGACGCCGCCCAGGCCCACAAAGCCGCCCTGTATGCCGCGCCAGAACCGGCCGAATACGACTTTTCCACCGGCTGGCCAGAGATTTTCGAGGCATAAAATGATCAAATATCTCGTGCTGCTGCTCGTCTACATCGTGTTCTTCATCCTGGCCATGCTGCTCGCTCCGCTTCTGCCGCTGTTCAAGGAGTTGCGCGACGGCCCCACTGACAACAACAATGCCCGAGGGGTTGAACCGCGCTTGCCGCTCTGGCTCGGGTGGTTCGACACTGCAATCGACAACAGCCTGTGGGGAGACAACGGCTGGCGGACCAAGCACTGCCCGGACCGATGGTGGCACTACGACGGCATGATGCGCTGGCTCTGGCGCAACCCCGCCGCCGGCTTCAGCTGGTCGGTGCTGGCGCACGCGGTCGATGCCGCCGATAGCTTCAGCCTGTCATCCTCCGGCTGCGGCCTGAACCTCGACAAGTCACGCGATCAGCAAGGCTGGTTCCTGATCAAGTCACCCCGAGGCGCCTTCCAGTTCCGCTGGGTAAAAGCGTGGGGCCGCTGGAAAATATCCTTCGAAGCCGGCTGGCTGCTCGACGTCTACTTAAAAGACAAGCGGGCCGTACTCACCCAGCCCAAGGCGCTCTACCAGTTCCACCCGCGCCTGGTGCGCAATAATTAAAAGACGGTGCGACCGTTCCCGGTGCGTCAACACCAGGGCGGCCACCTCCAGCAGATCGCGCCTGCGTTCGGCCAAGGCACCGTACCGTGCACACGGCGGGCCAAAGCCTACACGCAATAGGCATAACCGTGAAAGAGATTCGCTGTAGTCAGTGCAACAAGAAATTAGCCGAAGCCGATTACCGGCAGTTGGTCATTGAATGCCCCCGCTGTGGGGTGATGAATACCATGAAGGCCACCGAGCCTCCCATTCGCGTACCCGGTGCGCAGAAAGAGAGCCTCGATGAACTCGCTCATTAACAATCCGATTCAATTGGCCCGCCCGATCCTCCCGTGGATTGGTGGGAAACGACGGCTGGCCAAGCATTTGCTGCCGCTCTTTCCTGAACATACTTGCTACGTCGAGCCGTTCTGTGGCGCGGCCGCGTTATTCTTTATGAAGTACCCAGCAAAAGCCGAGGTGATCAACGATATCAATGGCGATCTGGTCAATTTGTACCGAGTGGTTCAGCATCACCTGGAGGAGTTCATCCGACAGTTCAAATGGTCTCTGGTCAGCCGCCAAATATGGGAGTGGCTGGATTGCACTCCGGTTGAAACGCTGACCGATATCCAGCGTGCCGCTCGCTTCTACTACCTGCAAAAAATGGGGTTTGGTGGCAAGGTCAAAAGCCGCACTTTCGGCACCTCGACCACCTCCGGACCAAGGCTGAATTTGCTGCGTATTGAAGAGGAATTATCGCAGGCCCATCTGCGGCTATCCGGGGCAACCATTGAACACCTACCGTGGGCCAAGTGCATCGAACGTTATGACCGTCCTCATACCCTGTTTTATTGTGATCCGCCCTACTGGGGAACCGAGGGTTATGGGGTGGATTTCGGTCTGGGTGAGTACGACCATTTAGCCGCCCTGGCGAAGTCAATTTCTGGCCACATGATCATCTCGGTGAACGACATTCCAGAGATGCGAAAAGCCTTCGATGGGTTGCCAATGACTACCCTCGACATCAATTATTCAGTAGGTGGGGGCGGGCGCTCAAAGGCGACAAGCAGAGAGCTGGTGATAACCAACCGGTAATCGGCCAAAGGGCGTTAATTTGCCCTTTGCTGCCGTGCCAAATAACGCCGGAATCTGTGCCAAATATCGCGCCGCCTTACACCTGTCATCGTCGCCGTATCGCCATCCACCACAATCTCATCGACCAGCAACTGCAAGTAACGTTTTGCAAAGTTCTTGTCCTTGAGCTTGGCGCGAATTGCCTTGCTGAACGCCTCGATGTTGCTCGGCAGAATCCGCTCCACCGGCACCGCCACACTACGTCGCACCCCCGCCAGTTCCACCAGCAGCGATTCACGTTCCGCCTTGATCTCCTGCGAACGCTTTTGCGTGACTTCATCAAAGAGCATCCCGTTCTCGATGGCCGTCAGCAAATTGCGTTGTGCCTGCTCGGATTTAGCGAGTTGCTTGTTCAGCTGATTGATCTTCAGTTGCTCGCCTTCCTTGTTGTTCCGCGTGCGTTTGCGCAATTCGGAAATCAGCACATTCAAGCGATCCGGCGTGCACACCTTGTCGGCCAGCTGATCGACGATCAGGCTATCCAGTTTCTCCATCGGCAGATTGCGACTCTCACAAGCATGGTTTCCCTTGCTCTGACGTGCCGCGCACTTGTAGTAACGATAGCGCCCACTCTTTCCGGTCACTGCCGTGATGTGATGACCACAGGTACACTTCAATAAACCGGTCAGCAGGTTAGGGGAGGTTGTCCGTCGTGGCGCGTTGGCCTTGGGTGATCGCGCCTCACGCAAGGCGGCCACCTGAGTAAATAGCTCGATATCGACAATCGGTTCAGCCTTCACCATGAGGCGCATGGTGGCGGCGACGGAGCGTTGGCAATCGTCGTTTAGTCCTGACGTGCCACTGTAACAACTGACTTTCCGGCCGGCTTCTTGGGAGGGAGATAGTCCAAAGGTGGCCGTGACTTTCTGTAAGCAGCCATATATCTGCGTCATGTCGGTACGGGAACCGCTATTTCCCGAGCTTCCGGTATAGCCGGAACTGGGAACTGCCGCACGGTTTTCACTTTCTCTGGTCCTTAGAAATTCCTTTTGCCGCTGCAAATCATTGATGGCTGTTTGCCGATGAATTGAGGGAACGTAGTCGTCCCGTTGGACAGCGAGTTCTCTCGAACCTTCAGCGACCGGTTGATTGGTAATCATGATTTGCCCATTCGTCTGCCGGTACTTAATCGCATCCGAATAAGCATTTGAGGTGGCAACCGCAATGCACACGGATAAAAGGATAGTTTTCACAGGGGGATGGGCGCAGTGGATGGAATGCGAAGGTTATATTTTAGGTATGCCAATTGCAATGCATTTGGCGTTTTTCCTGTGATTCGTCTAAATAAAGGCGAAGAACATGTCCTTCTCAAAAAAACCGCTTTCCATCTTCCGTGTGGCTGAATGTTGGCTGCAAAGGGTTGACAATCAAGGCCAAGCTTCGTGCGCTACGCGCAGCCTTGACAGTCAGCCCTTCTCCGCGAGCTGGTCGCCATACAGATGATGGCTAGCTGCGGTGATGCTCAAGCTTCCGCAGTATCCATCTGTTGCATCAATAAAATCAGTTCAGG